ATTACCACAAGCTGTCTACAGAGTTAACGTTCATCATCAGCGGTAAAATGGTAGTGAACGGGGAAACGCTTGAGGACGGTGATATTTTTATTATTGAACCGAATGAAACGCTAGAGTGTGAAGTGGTAGAAGACACAAAGATTGTAGTTGTAAAAGACAAGTCGTACCCAAGCGACAAACACATCGTTAGTGGAGGCATCAAATGATATATAAAGTATCTGAAGGGCCAATATCCGAAGACGAACAAAAGGTTAGAGACTATCTAAAAGAAAAGAACTTTAAGAGGGTTCTTGACATTGGTGGTGTTCACCGTCCGTGGGCTAGACCGTATGTAACGCACTATGCAGACTTTCTTCACCCTGAGACTTGGGCTAAAAGATATTCCTGCATGAACGATTATGAGGGGTTCTGGGACAAGGAATTTATATATGAGGATGTAGAGGACTATGATTCAACGTGGAAAGACCCTTCTTACAATTTCGACTTTATTGTATGCACTCAACTTTTAGAACACCTAAGAGACCCGAAGGGATTTGTTAAGGACTTGCAGAGTGTTGCACCCGAAGGATTTATATCTGTACCCAATAAAATATATGAATTAAGAAAAGGTATTCATAATGGTCACAACTTCAAGGGTGCGTTACCTCACAGGTGGGTTAACGTTGTTCGTGATGGCAAGCTTTACATGTATCCTAAGTTTAATTTTATTGAAGCCATGGATTTCCCGTTTGATGATGTTGACCCCATACCCGACCTGTCTTTTTGGTGGAATGACCACAGTATACCAATTGAAGTAGCAAACGATACAAAGTTTGATTTCTCAGACCCAACTGAAGCCATGGATTATTTTGCAGAAGAAATGAGATACTAAGCACCGTTCCAAGGAGAAAAAGTTTTATGATAAAAGTAGTAGGTGATAGTCATGCTGGTGCATATCAAGGGATGATGGGGGTTAGTGTTTTTTTCCCCGATACTCCAGAACCAATTACAATGCACAGAATAGGCAGAGATGGGTTTGACCTTAGTATGTTTAGATTAAATAAAGAGGACACCGTATTTTTGGTTTTTGGAGAAGTGGATGCGAGAGGACATGTGCAAAAGCAGGTAGACAAAGGAAAGGATAGAAACAAAATTATTCATTCTCTTGTTTATTCTTATTTAGAGGCTGTAATAAAAAGCGGGATAAACCCAATTATAAGATTTATTACTCCTCCTAGTAATTTTTTGTGTTCAGATAAGTCGTTTCCTCAAGTGGGAACTTTAGAACAAAGGGTTGGCATTACAAGAGAGTTTAATCGAACACTTAAGGAAGCGTGTGAAATAAAAAATGTTTCTTTCATTGATGTTCATCCTAGCTTAATAAACAAAGAAGGAACGCTGGTTAAGGGTTATGACAGGGGTGATGGTGTTCATTTAAGCTATAGTGCTTTCCCTTTAGTTCAGAAGCAACTATTACAATACTTAAATAAAATCATAGAGGATTAATATGAACTTAAAAGAATTTGTATCTAAAATTACATTTAAAACCATAACGCCAAAGACTAAGATAGAGTTTGTAAAGAATGTTACCGCCAATGTTCCAGATAGTTTTAAAATTACCGACGAAGTGGATGAAACATGTTTGCCAGAAGACTCAGAAATTATCACTAAAGACCTGCTCCCGTTGTTAGATATAAAAAGAATGTCCACCTTTGCAGTCGCTGCTATGTTGTGGAAAGCCGTTAGGGAAATGGCAGACGACCAGATATTTCTTAATATTGGTTTGTTCCACGGCTTTTCTTTTTTTGCAGGGAGTAAGGGTACGGATACAAAAACGTGTGTTGGGGTTGACAGCTATGTGTTGTGGGCAGAAGCCAAAGACCATTTTATGGCATACATGAACAGAGAAAGTCATCCCAGTATGCACTTCTTTGGTGAAGATTTTAGAACATTTTTTAGACTACACATGCCACAGTTTAAAAAAGAAATTGGGGTTTACTTTTGTGATGCAGACCACTCAGAAAAAGGAACGTTAGAGGCTTTAGAAATAGCGAAGCCATTTATGTCAAAAGACTGTGTTGTTTTTTTAGATGATACAAATTTATCTGGTATCAGGAAGGTAGCTGATAAGTTTTTTAAAAAGAAGGAATGGGATAGAATATTTGAAAGCAGGACTTGTCGTAACCAACACCCAACCTTTTGGAATGGGATTACAATCTTTAAAAGGAGAAAATAATGAGCAAGCCAGTGGGTAAAGAAATAAGTATTGTTATAAACACAGACACAAGAGAAGGTATAGACCTTGACAGGACAGAAGCACACAATGGCGTGGGTTGCAGGTCTTGGGATTTACTAATAGATAATGTCTATACTCATCGTAAGTTCTTTGAGGGACATTCTGTTGAGGTTATTTTGTTAGTAGATATCCATGTTAAAATTCCAGACAAGGTAATGAGCAAACTTCATTCAATGGTTAACGAAGGCATTATTGATAATTTAGTTTTACGAAAGAGTGTACCATTTTTTGAGGGTCACTTTATTAAAGAGTGGAAAGCGTTGTTCTATTTAGAAGCACTGTTTATGGCAAAGGGAAAGTACATTGCTCACTTTGATGGCGACTCGTCTTCATTCAGAGACCCTGCATCCAATTTTGTTGACAAACTTATAGATTGGGTTGAGTCTGGTAAGTATGATTTTATTTCTTATCCCAACCCCAATTCTCCAGACCCAGAACCTCCGGGGCATATGCACGTACTGAAAGCAGATTATCTTTGGGTTTCAACAAGGTTCTTCTTTTGCAAAAGGTCAGCTCTTGATTTCTCTGAAATGTTGAAGTGTATTCAGAACAACGAAACTGGATATGTTTATGAAAACTATAAAAAATATTATAAAAAGTTCTTTGCTAAGTTTAGCGTTGAACAGGTGTTGGGTCTCCTTGCTAACACCGAGAAGAAAGACCGTATATTTTATCCTCCAAGAGCACCGAATGAATATTTGATTTTTAGCTGGCACACCTATCTTAACGGAACACTTGGGAAGTTAAGGGGAATGAAGTGGCCTGAAATCAGAGATTATTTAAACGATGAATGTGGTGGCGTTCAGGGCCCGTGTGACCTTCACGATGGAGGGTATAAACCATGATACATAAAGCAACTATTGGTGGTGAACACAACGAAAGGAAGAAAGTATTAGAGTTTCTTAAGGACAAATCATTTTCAGTTGTTGACGTGGGTGGGGCAGGTGGCCCTTGGGCTGATGAATTTGCAACTTCTTATGTTGACATGAACTCTGATTGGAGAATGCCTAACTCTAAAAAACTTATTTTTAATGCTAACATTAGTGACGAAGAGGGTTGGCTTGATGTAATTAAACACGTTAAAGAAAACGGGAAATTTGATTTTGCTATATGCACACAGACACTAGAAGATATACGAAACCCACCTCTTCCCTTACGGATGCTTCCATTGATTGCCAAGGAAGGTTATATAGATGTTCCAAGTAAATATCATGAATTAACGTGGGGTTGTGAAAAACCAGACAAGGATGAAATGAAACGCAGGGGATTAAAGTCTTACATCATGGGATATTCTGGACATCGTTGGATAATGAATATGATTGATAATGTGCTTGTGTTGTATCCCAAGATTCCACTCATTGAACATCTTGAAGGTTTAGAGTGGGAAGGTACTCACGGGTCTGCTCTTTGCTTTTGGTGGAAAGATACAATTGAATTTGAGATAGTTGGAAATGATTTTTTGGGCCCGAACCCGCCCGATGTTAGTACGATGTACAGAGAAGGATTAAGAAGGGGATTATGAAAAACTGGAGAGACGTTGAAGGATGGTTTAAGCATACCGAAGTAATCAAAATACAGGAACTTGCTAAAGGCAAGGTGTGTGTAGAGGTGGGGAGCTTTAAAGGAAAGTCTACGTGTGCATTGTTAGAAGTAGCAAAAATGGTTCATGCTGTAGATTATTTTCGTTCTAAACCTAACGGTCAATGCCAAGCATTAGAATATACTACATTAGATGAATTTAAAGAAAACACAGCTGGTGGTAATGTTAAAATTTGGACTTGTGCTTCTCCTCATGCATGTAGAAATATTGATAAAGACAGCGTTGACTTGGTTTTCATAGACGGACTGCATACATACGAAGCAGTGTTGTCAGACATTATATGTTGGTGGGAAAGACTTAAAATTGGTGGTTACTTTTGTTTTCATGATTCAAATGTGGAGGGAGTAAAGAGGGCGATAAATGAGGTTTTTGGAAAACCAGAAGGACTAGTAAATAGTTTATCATATGTCAAGAAAACATTTCCAGATATTTGGAACAGAAAGTAGTTAAACGAACAACAATCCGTTAACGGAATAGAGGAAAATATTATGAAACCAGACATTACGTTAGTATTTCCGAGGAGCCAGTTTCTTTTAAACGAGATAATGTTCCCTCCTCTGGGGATAATGTACCTGAGTGCTTTTTTGAAACAGCACGGTATGAAAGTGCAGTGCTTAGATATGGCATTAGGACACACACCAGACATGGCAGAAGCAGACATTATAGGTCTGTCATTTACCACTCCACAGCGAGACGAAGCTTTTAAGTTGGCCAAGCATTATAAAGAACAGGGCAAGTATGTAATTGCTGGTGGCCCTCATCCTACTCACATGCCAGATGAATGTAGGGAGCACGGTATAGACTGTGTTATTGCAGGGTACGGAGAGGTTTCATTGTTTAATAAGATTGGTGAGGTGCAGGGTACAGATATAGCCATACTTGCAGATATAGATATAGACGATTTCCCTTATCCAGACAGAGACTGTTTGCCTATCAGCAAATACTATCAGGAGATTGGGGGGATACCAGCCACACCGATTATTGCTTCCCGTGGTTGTCCTTTTCGGTGCTCATATTGTAGTAAGGTAAGTCAAAAGTTTAGCATACAGTCTGCGAAGAGAACATTAGATGAGATAGAGTATGTCAATTCAAAATACGGATACACTGCTTTCTCAATATACGATGATACTATAGCAGTAGACAAGGTTAGGCTATTTGAAATGGCAGAAGCACTTAAAGACAAGGGTTATAAGTTTAGATGTTTTTGCAGAGCAGACCTGTTAAACGACATACATGTCTGTAGAGACTTGGCTAAGATGGGTGTTGTAGACGTTGGTATTGGAATTGAAAGTGGTTCTGATTATATATTAAAGAAGAACATGAAGGGTAGCACTGTAGACGTAAACACTCAATCAATAATTAATCTTAGAGAAGTTGGTGTTGGGTCAAAGGCTTTCTTGATTGTTGGGCTTCCGGGTGAAAGTGAAGAGACAGTAAAAGATACTGCGAAATGGATAGAGACTGCTCAACCAGATGACATTGGTGTTTCAATGTTTCAACCTCTTCCGGGTTCTGATATTTTTAACAACCCAGAAAAATATGATATAGACTTTAAGTATAACGGTAATCCCATGTGGTACAGAGGTACACCGGGGGAATACAAACCCATGACAAGAACCAAAGACTTGTCAACAGACAGAATAATAGAACTTAGAGACCAGCTTGAGGGTGACTATAAAAAGAAGGAGTTACTACAATGAACTCTAAATTACATTGGATATGCAACAAATGCGGTACAGAGATTGAAGACACGGTTCAGTTGTCTGGTGGAAAATACACCTGCAAAAACTGTGGTGCCATAAAGGACTCGCACTACATTGAACAACAGTTAATACAACGTGGAAAGATGAACCACGAAAAAACTAATAAGGAGGAAAACCGATGCTAGACCTTTTTGTTATAGGCGTACACCAACCGAACTCTGACTTTGTAAGGGCGGTAACGTCTTTTAATGGCAGGATTCACCGCATGTATTCGGTAGACAATATGTCAGAAATAAACCGTATAGAAAAAGAATCTGAGTGGTACGGGGTTATATATGACAACGAGACAATACAAGAAGAACTACTTGAGGCACTACCTGTTTTCTTTGAGCAGTCAAAAGCTGATGTGTTGATAGCCTACAGGGGTAACGATGATAATTCTAAACCAGCTTCAAAGGGGCCAAGGTTTTTCAGGGAAGGTGTAATTTTAAGCGATAAGCATCTTAATGTGGATGACGAAGAAGGTCTTGTGTTTGACACAATATTAAACGGATGGGTATTAAATAATGTCAGCACCTAAGAACATAACACAATATTTTGCAATGTTAGATACTCTTGCATCTAAATCTAAGAAGGTTATCGAGGAAGATACACCGTATATAAACTCAGTGCTATTCAGAAATCTTGTCTCGAAGAATATTACGACACAAAAATATGCAAGTTCGTTTAGAGCTCTTGATACTAAGTATGCGGAAAAGAAAGCAAGACTTGGTTTGGCTGCTGGTTTTTGGAGGATGTCTACTGACCTTCTGATGAGTTTAAAATCATTTAAATATAAAAAAGGTAAGCTTAAGGGTTGGGTTGGTGGTGTGATGCCGGGAACGACAAACTCTCAGGGTGACGACATAACAGAATATGGTCTTGCGGTTGAAAATAAAATCAAGGGTGGTCGGCACATGTTTGGCTTAACAACAGATGATTACTATGCTAAAGAGTTTAAGGAAATTGGTAAAAAAGCAATGAAAAAGATTAAACTTTTTTGGAGATAACAATGAACACAATCAACTATGAAAAAATGTCGCCAGTTGAACTAGTTAAGATAATAAAAGAAAACTTTGCAGACCACAAAGACGCTAAACTATCAAGATACAGTATCAAGTGGGGCAAGTGGTCTAGGCTTATGAATATTGCAATAAGGGCTAGACTTGAAGGTGATGAGCCTGAAAAGGTTAAAGACAAATTAATGTTAGTTCAGAACTATTGGAAGATTGTATCAGACATACTTGAGCTTTATTTGTTTAGCGGTTTTTTTAACGGTCTTAAAAGAAACAAGTTTATTGATGAAGCAAGCAATATAGAGAAAATAATAAAAGAGGCATAATATGGGACTTGACCCAACAGCAAGAGAATCAAACTTACGTGACAGCCTTAAGAAGTATTTTGTTGACAACATATACAAGACACACGGAATAGCACTTAGGATGTTTGACAAGAATTTAGGTACACCCGCCACACAGAATAAGTCCATTGACCAGTGGGTGTCTATATCAATGGGGAGCAAGACAAGAGATATCGTTTCATCTTTAGTGCTGGACATATACTGTAACACACGTAAGGATGCCGAGGGGTTTAAGTTGTCTCAGCTTACCGATACGGTTTATCAGTACCTTGTGGACACCACACAAACAGACAGACTGAGAAGGATACCGTTTTACCAAAGCAAACCAAAGGGAACAGACTGGGTACTGCTTGGTGCTCTTATAGTAACAGACATTATTGAAAGTGATGACATTGAGGGTGCGGATAAAACCAAGTTCAAAATATTAACGGTTAGTTTACGATGGCCAGCAAACGTCTAGGAGATGAAATGAGTGACAAAATATTTATTAACTGTGAGAAGTGTGGGAAAAGGCTGATAGAGAGATTGCCGAATGGATTGTTTAGATTCCTTTATGGCAAGAGTTCTAAACATTCGTTGGACATGGCACCAGCCGTTGAAATTATAATAAAAGGTAACATAGAAATTAAGTGCTTAAGCAGAAAATGTAAGCATATTAACAGACTAAATTACCTTCCAAATGTTGAAGAATAATCGCTTGGCGAAGACTTACAATTGCGTAATGCGAAGCTCTGGGTAATAAACCAAACACGAACAGAAAGGATTAAGTTATGTCAAGAACAGGCCCAACAACCAACGATTCGTCAACCGTAAAACTAGGTTTGGCGCAAATCAGAGTCTTAGACTCCGCTGACAATATCTCCGACAGAAATGTTGCGGGTATTGCTAGTGATTCAATCGGTACCTTAGCAAGTACCAAGTACACAGGAGATACAGAATTCTATAAACTGGAATCTGGCTTTCCTCTTATGACAGATGCGTATTTCCCCCTTAGGGAAAGTGCTATGCTTGAATGTGGCATCAGAGAAATGACACCAAAGAACTGGGCGTTAATATATGGATTAGACGCTACCTCTGGTTATACCGAAGAACATTCTGGTGAGATTAATCTAGGCGCAAGGGTAACACCTGAATTTCTCAGGATGGAAGCACACTACACATATCCAAATGGTACCAACAAGATGTATATCATATTCCCAAGAGCACAGGTTACTTCAACTGTTGAAGAAGACAGCCAGCTAGAAGAAGCTTCTTCTGTACCCGTTACCTTTACAGCTACTCCGGCAGACAGTTCAATTACTGACGGTGATACTGCATGGGACGATGGCCCTCTCGGTAGGATTTACTGGGAATAGACACTAACAATCTTATTTAAGAAAGGCATTAAAATGGAAGATAAATTAACCCCAGAAGCAGAGAACAAAACGATGAACCCTCAGATTGCGAGTGTCGATATCGGCATTCGTAGTTTGAGACCCATCGAGATACTACCACTATCAATGTATGATTTGAACCAGATAATTACCTTGGTAGAGGCAGATTTAAAAGAATACATGAAGCGCAATCCAGAGGGTGGAACAGAGATTACAGTAGGTACGTTTATAGTTAACACGATAAAGAACAACATTGCAAAAGTTCTTTTACTAGTGTTGGAAGTAAAGAAGGATGAAGTAGACAAGATGTTGCGTGAAATGACTACAATGCAAGCGAGTGCGATTGTTAAAATAATATACGAAGAGAACTTCTTCAACCCATTTGAAAAAAACTTAAAGGGCCTTCTCGCACAAACGCTGGGAAGGCTGTTTCCACAGCAGACGCAGTTAGAACAGTCATTAGATACTACGGAGGATACAGAATTGAAGACTTCTACAGAAAGCGATGGTCTGAAGGAGGAGTAACAAAGAATCAGATGTTATTCTTCTACAATAGAGCACAAGAAGAAGAATACGAAAACATGAAGTTCCAAGCTGGATTACAGGGTATTGATTTAGACAAGGAAATTGGGAAACAACAGACCATCAATACCAACAAGGGCGAAGTTACGGTACCGGGAGAGTTTATGTTTGGTGACCCAGCAGAGAACGAAGACCTATCAGACAAAGAGAAGCAGGAACTAACGGATAAGATGATGGGTATGCATAAGAAGTGGGCAGGCAATAAGTTGAAAGGCAGTTAAGGCATGGCAGAACAGACATTAATTCTTGGTACATTGTTTAAGGGTAAGTTAGACCCCTCGTATAAGAGGCATCTGGTTACCATGAAACGATTGGTTCGTGGTGTTGGCAATGAATTTACGAAGACGGGAAACAAGACCACAAGGGCTGCTGCAAAAGTAAAGCAGTTTAATAATGCTACAAGGCAAGGCACAGCTCCGATACGAAAATATGGCGGTGCAATGACAAACCTCGGTGGTGCGTTTAAAACCGTGCTAATGTATGGTGCTGCGGGTACCGTAATTATGGGTGTCACCCAAGCTTTGAGGGCTGGTCTGTCAGAGATTATACAGTATGACCAAGCACTAAAGAACCTTGAGGCTATCAGTGGTGCAACAACCTTAGAACTTGAAATTATGGGTTTAAAGATAAAGGATGTTGCCAATACCACAAAGTTCTCTACCCGTGAGATTGGGCAGGGAATGGTAACAATAACACAGGCTGGTTTCGATGCCACCGAAGCAGTACAGACAATGAGTGCTGTTGCAGACCTAGCAACGGGTACGCTTACAAGTCTGACTACAGTTTCCGACCTTCTAACAACCACACTTAGGGCTTTTGGTTTAAATGCTCTTGAATCTGGCAGGGCTGCCGATGTTATGGCAAACGCTGTTAATAAATCAAAACTTACCGTAGATAAATTAAGGATTGCTTTCAACTTTGCAGGTGCTGCTTCTGCTCAGGCTGGGTTGTCTGTTGAACAGACAGCTGCATCAATGATGGTGTTGGCGAACAATGGTCTTAGGGCTAGTACGATTGGTACTGGTTTCAGGCAGGTATTAAAGCGTCTTATCGCACCCAACGAGAAACTTAGGGATGCATATGTCTCTGCTGGTGTTGCGTTGGAAAGCCTTACTATTGACCAGACACAGAGCTATGAACAAGTATTAAGGAACATAACAGCCGTTCTGTTTGATGCGGAAAGTGGAACCGTTGACATGGCTAAAGCCTTTACACTGTTTGGTCTCCGTGGCTCTCAAGCAGTTGCTATACTTGTTAAAGAATTCCAATCTGGAAAATTTAATGAGGCACTAAAGAAAACATTCGCAGTTGGTACGGCAGCAAAGATGGCGGGTATCCAGTTTAAGGGACTTGAGGTTTCGATAAAGAATCTCAAGGATAAGTGGGGGCTGTTATTTGTTGCTCTTGGCGAGGGTGGCCTTAAAACAGCCATGGAAGTTATTGTTAAAATAGCAAAGGTGTTGGTTGGGGTAATGGCAGACCTAGCTAAGAGTGGGTTGGGTTCCGCAGTAATACAGGCGGGGATCTTAAGCGGTGCTATATGGGGTACGGTTAAGGCTATACAAGCCCTCACAAAAGCAGCTCAAGCTTTGGCAGTAACACAGTTTTTCAAGTCAATCATGGCTGCAAGAGGCTTGTCAGTGTTGGGCACGGGTGGTTGGGGGTTGTTGGCTATTGCGATAGGCACGGTTACTGTTGCAACTTATAAACTGTTAACGGCAACAGGTAGGGCGAACGATGCGTTGGCCATACAAGCACAAGAGGCACATGGTTCCGCTATATCACTAGAGTCTTACGCTGGTGCATTGAGGGCCATCCAAGAAAAACTAGGTGGCGCAGATGCATCCATAGCAATAGAAGAATACTCTGCCCTGCTCCAAAGGCTAAAGACAGACCATAAAGAACTTGCTCCAGAAATTGACGATTCGGCAGAGGCTCTTGGTAAAAACCTAGAGGTTGTAGAGAAGTTGGGTGCCGAGAAAAACGCAGAGGCATTTAAAAAGCTTGCTGAGGCAACTAGGAATTTTGCAAAGGCAGAGAGAGAAGCAGCCATATCTGGTGGTCTTTTAAATATAGCAATGAAATCTGGTAAGTGGTATATTGACACATACAAGAAGGTTTTGAGTGTCTACCCTGCACTATTAAAGGCTACTGCATCTGGAATATCGAGTCTAAGTAAAGAAACAATTGCCATGATTGATGGTATAGATATGAGCGATATTAGGGCAGACACCCCCCTTCACGCTGCTATTACTACGTTGAAATCCATGTCTAGTGCTGCTAAAGCAACAGCAGCTGGGGTTACTTCACTTGGGGATAGCCTTGTAGAAACTGGTGAGAAAACAAATCTATATGCAAAAGAGGTTGAGGAAAACAGGGCTTGGTTCCAACAAATGGCTGAATATATAAGAATTGTTCAGAAGGCAGTTAAGGGTACCACTATTGATGACTATTTAGATGCCAATAAAATTAAGTTAAATGCCGACCAATATAAGTACCTTCAAGCAGAAATGCTAAAAGTACTACAGACCGAAAAAGACCTTGAGGCCACACGAAAGAAGAACGATGAGGCAAACGCAAGATTCAAAAAACTAAGTCAACCCAAAGCGTTTGGATATGCCAAGAGTTTAGCAAAAGACCAAGGCGAGATAGGTAAACTTAGGGCAATTCGTGACTCCACTGAATCTGAAATTAACAGAAGAGCAAAACAAATACAGGCGCAATCAAAGCTAGACGGCATAGCTGAGGTTGAGTGGAGAAAAGAAATTGAGGCAATGAAGCTTCGGGTAATGCAAAAGTCTGCTCTTGAATATTCAAAAGTCTTAAGTAGTGACGAACTTACCATGTTAAAGGAAAAGCTAAGGTCTATTAAAATAGAACTTGATAAGCTTATGGTACCCAAGCTAAAAGACAGAGACAAGAGTGCAATTGCAACCTTAAAAGAAGATGCTGTTGCTACGAAGGCAAAGATAACTGAGCTGTACGAAGAATTTAAGAGGCTAATATCGGTGAATACAACGCTCACGGAAGCAGACCTAACCTTTATGAACGCCATAGTTAATCAGGCTGATAAAGCTATTATAAGCTTTGATAAGGTTGATGTAAAGGTCAAGAATACGTTTAGTGGTTGGGAAAGTATGGGCGTTGATGTTGGTAACTCCATTGTTGATAACATCGCAAATGGTTTTGGAGAGATAGCGTCTGGCGCAGACAGTATGGCTGACAGATTTCAGACCATGGCACAACGTATGATTCAAGACATGATAGCCTTGATAGCAAAGGTTCTTCTGTTGAAAGCACTACTCGCCACGACTGGGGGTTGGACTGGTGGTAGTTTTATGAATAAATTTGCACAGGCTGGTTTGGGTAGTCTTGGGTTCGGTGCCCCGGTTGCCAAAATCGCATCTACCGCTGTTACACCAGCCGTAGCCTCTATTGGTAACAAGATGACAAGCGGAACCGTAAATAGTACTATGCCAAACATGAGCACACCAACATCAACACTAAAAGACAGGTCGTTAAATAATAATAGTAACGGTAACGTACAGATAATTAAGATAGATGCTGTAGATGCAAAGTCTTTCAACCAGATGTTAGCCAGCAAAAGTGCTCAACAAATATTTGTTTCTTCTGTTTTAAACAATAAGAACCATAACGGGATAGCTAGGGGTGGGGCATAATAATGAGTAATGAAATTTTTAAATGGCAACCTCAGATGTTAGATACCGATGAAAAGGTTAATTATAATGTGATATCGTCGGGGTTTGAAAACGGTATGACTCAAAGGGGGCTTTTGTCAGACAGGGAGACTACAAGTTTTACGTTTGTTTATAAGCACAAACTTTTGGAACCGGGAGCAGTTCTAACACTAAAGAACGAAATAAAGGATTTTTTCAATGATAGACACGGTTCCTACGATAATTTTTTCTTACCGTCTTGGAAACTGGATGGAGTTATATCTGACGCTATTACAACAGCAGACAATACTTTTAAACTTGGTAAAGACCCATCATATTTAGGGTTTTCTAAAACTTTATGCGAAGCAGGAAACTATATTTATATTTGTAAAAGATTTGCCAAGGGGTTTGAGGTACCAACTACAGTACACGAAATAAGGAGAATAACAGATTGGTCTGGAAGCGGTGACGACTGGACTGTAACGGTAGATTCTACGTTTGACAATGACTACGATGCCAGCACAAGCGTACAAAAGGCTTATAAGGTATTTTTTAAACATCCAGAACTACCATCATCGTTTGCCATTCCTTATGTTGTAGAATTCTCTTTAGAATTTGTTGAGGATTTAGCCAGTTTATATCAATCAGATTTTGGAGTATAATTATGCCTAGAGAAGCACCTTTAGATTTTTTTAAAGAAAAGAACAAGCAACAGTATTTTTTGATTAATCTTATTATCTTAGAAGCATCTTATGTGTATATGGCTCAAGCTGAGAGTGGTTCTTCTACCACCAAATATGTAGTAAGTGATTCTGTTAAAGATACGCTGGTTGACAGTGCGTATGATTTTACAGAAGGAGCAGACGGTTACTGTTGGATGCTTGTGTTTGAAAGCGGGGCAAACGTTGGTGCCATGAGAAAGATAACGGGATGGAACAGCACCACCAACACGTTTACTTTTAGCATACCTTTGGACAACGACCCATCTACTGATGGTGATTTGGTTAGGATAGCCAAACATTTATTTTTAGCAGGAACCATGGGCACTGTTTCTTTTTATATACCAGATGATTCTTATGGAGCAGATGTTCCAATGGTTTACCTTCCGTTCCCCCTATCCATAACCCCAATGGGCACTGATTCAAAGGGAGAGGTGTTAACTTTAGATGTGTCTGTATCGTCTGTGGATAAGTCTATATCCAACGCCATACAGTTAGCGGGTGGGTTACAAGGCAATAGGGTGTATCACTTAAGGGTATTTAATGGTGCATTAGACCAAGGTAAGGAGTATTGCATCAAAGACGTTGCTCATATTGATTCTGTTTCTTTGGACAACCAAGAAATTAAGTTCACCCTAGAAAGTAGATTTAATATTGTAGACATACAGCTACCACAAAGCTCATATACTAGAGATTTTTGTAGGTTTAGATTTAAAAGCGATGAATGTGGTTGGAGTGAGTCCAGAACCAATCCATACTTTGAAAGAAAAGATATACTTGGCAATGTAATATATTCTTTTCCTTTGGTGTCGGCAGACTCTTGTGACCATACACAAAATGGGCCTAACGGGTGTTTAGCACACAATAATACTTTACGCTTTGGCGGGTTTCCCGGTATTAATGTAAATTAGATAATTACTATGAAAAGACAAAAGTTTTATCAGCAGTATTTAAATATACCCTATAAGCACTTAGGGCGAGACAGAAAAGGTCTAGACTGTTGGGGGTTACCCATACTTTATTACAGGGAAGTGTTGAACAAAGAATTAAAAGACTGGTACTATGATTCTGATTGGCACACTAAGGGTGAGAATCATTTTCTAGAAAACAGGGAATCGTTTCATTTCGAGGAAGTAACTACACCAGCCCTACATGATATAGTTTTATTTTGTATGGATATCACCAGTAATGTTCCAAGCCATGCTGGTATCATTGTTGAGGTTCCAGACGTTGTATTAACGGCAGGTAAAAAAGGTGTACATTTAATGAGTTTAAACGCAGGTGTTGTTAGAAGAAGAATAGAAGGTTTTTATAGACTATGCCAAAATTAACGATTGTAAAAAATCCTTTAATACCAGAAGATAAATTTACATTTGTTTGTGAGGAACTTATTTTTACAGAGTTTTTTAATAAGTGTATTGAAACAAACCCCAAGGTGCTGGACATACTTAAGTCTGATAATTTTTCTTTTAGAGTAAACGGTGCCCCTGTAGACGACCCCTTAAGGGCTATGAACTTAAGGTTTAAGCAGAGCGACAGCATAGTGCTTTATCCAGATATTGAAATAGACCCAGCAACTTGGGCCGCAATTCTTGCTGGTATCCAAGCTGGTCTTGCTGCCGCAACAACTGGTGCAACAATAGCATTTGGTGGTGTTGCGGTTACAACTGGTGTTGTTATTGGGTATGGTCTTGGTGTGGTCGCCATGGGTGCGGTACTAGGGGGTATATCTATGGGGTTAAACGCCCTATTTGCTCCTTCCATGGATTCCCCTTCTGGCCCAACAGCAGGCTCTCCTTCATATGGTTGGGATATTTCACCCACTAGTAAAGAGGGTATAGCTATCCCTGTAGTTTATGGCCAACACCTTGTGGGTGGGAACATACTTACTCAGGCTAAAGAGTATAAAATTAAAGAGCCGTGGGAATGGCAAAAATCTTCAAAGAAAGAAACTGAGTTAAGTGCTTTTCTTCCTTTTCTTAATCTTTGGGCAGTTGGGTTTGATGAACCAGTAAGAGGGGTAAGTATAGAATGTGAACTAGATACTCCTTATTTATTTTTTAGATATAGATTATGGGATGAGAATATTTGGGATAATTTTTGGAATTTATTTTTTGAAAGAATAGAAGAAGGGATAATACTTACGGGGAAGACTATTGAACTTATAATATCTGCTATCACCTTGAGCCAAACTAAGGATATTTCTAAAAAATCTGAAGACCTACGAATTCCTCTTGCTGCAATGATTAATGACAAAAATGTAGAGGTTACAGAATCTAAAGTTTTAGCACATGCAGAACAAAACTTAAAAAGAAATAGTAATATTGGAGACCTTGTACTTTTTCTCGACCCAGATAAAACTGACCATGAGAATGCATCTATAAGTCATACTATATTTGACACTTTAACAGAATTGGGTGTTTTAAATGGTAGTTTAGAATTTGATTATTTTGACCCCTATACTCAGGGGGATGATTATACGGTTATATTTCAGGATGAGGCAGACAATACTATAAATTCAGGGGCGTGGATTGTTGGGTGTATAATTATTGGCCCAGAAGCTCTTGGGGTACAATATACCGGGAAGTTTTTAGAGATAATAGACCTATTTTATATTATTGGTAAGGAGATTGTTAGTAGTGAACAAGTTGAAGCGTTATTGCATTCATTTGGCCCGATTGGAGATGCTGCATGGTTGGCAATAACATTATTACCTGATGCTGAGTTTGACTTGGATAAATGGATTGCATTTGAGACAGTAACTCCAGAGTTTAGGGCAAATGTAAAAGAGGTGTATCGCAGAGAGTATGGAACAACAAATGCCTACCTACAGAAGATTAGAAAACCAGATGATATGGTTCCAGATATAAGATATAACCAAACACTTCATCAATTAACAGCCCTATCTGAAGGAACATGTACGGGAGTAAGTCAGGTATATGTTAACGATGCACCAGCTTTGATGGTTCCGGGTTTTAGCTATAGTTTTTTTGATGGAAGAAATGACCAATACATGGGTAACAGAACATCAAACTCTAACACCTATGATAATTATAACAGGACTACTGTCTTTCATAAAGTCGAACACGAATTAATTGAAAGAGGAGATTATTGTGAGTTTGTAACTTCTCCTAATTTTGGTGTTGCAAATGTTATTGTTGAGACTAATAGTACGGTTTATAGAGTATCTAGTAACGGGCATATTAGACCGATGGACACTTCTAAGGGCCAAACACCTTTAGAATTTGCCATACAAGTTGGATTTAGTTGGTCGCAATTTGATACCTATACCCCCGGAGCAGACATATCGGCAAGTATGTTAACCGAGGGGATGTTTTTGTTTAATAAATATGAGTTACATGGTCAAAAAGATACTATGCCAACCATAGGTAGATATGCTTGTTTACCCATAAGAGATTTCTTCATGTCTGCAACAGATATGGATTTAATTGTTTCTAGGTTTCCCGGCATGGCTTTGGGGTTGTGTGCTTGGTTGTCTATTTTGCCCCTAGACGAAGAATATGACCATGTGTTATATTTAAATCAAAGAACTTATGCGGAGTTGGTTAATAATTTAATTAGAGAAAGATTGATAGCTTTATTTACAGACCAAGGCGTAGGATTAAAGATTAGAGTAATTAGATTAACGGATGGCGGGTATGATTCTGGCGCAAAAGATTTAAAAATTACAGGGTTTCAAGAACTTTCTTATGATGGTTATGATTACCCGAACACAGCATGTTTGGGAATAAGTTTTAAAGCCACTTCTTCATTTAACACCTCTATACCTAAAGTCACCACAGTATTAAAGGGCAAGAAAGTTTTAGTTCCTATATTAATGTGTGGGCAAACAAAAGTACAACAAGATAAGTGTTGGTTTGATGAAGATTTTGGATTGTACAGGAGCACCGTTAACAATGGAAATAAATGCAGGTACTATAGAGATAGTAATAACAGAATTGTTTTTGAAGAACAGTACTCTAATAACCCTGCTTGGTGTGTTTATGATTTGATTATAAATAAAAGATATGGGTTGGGTAATTTTACCTCTCAATTAAACCTACCCATAGATTGGTTTATGTCGGCTGCGGAATATTGTGATACCGTAGTACCAGATGGTACGGTAAGGTTTGCTAGAACCGTTGAGGGCGTTTCTCTTATAACTGAAAGAACTCTTACCGACCAAGATTCAGATTTTTTTAACAGGGCTAACCAATATTATGACCAAAATTATTTAGATTTAAAGCGTAAAGATACATATAATGGTGGCACAGAACTTGTTGATTATTTACAAAGCATAAACCCCTTTGCTTATGATACAATAATGCAGGGCAGGGCTGTGTTTGCCAAGAAAGAAGATGGCACGTGGACAAAGGCGATTGTTGAGCATATAGCCAGAACATTGCCCGGACTTGACATATTTGTAAATCAAGCTGATATGTATTTTAGAAAAGATTTTACTACCTATAATCAAGCTGGTGGTTCTGATTATTGGTCTAATGGATTGCCTTGTAATAATGTGGCATCCCCTAATTATGCACAGTACCAAATAAGCGAGAAAAGATTTACATTAGACATCGCTGTTGACAATACTTCTAGTGCCATGGATTGGGTAAAAACCTTATTTGATACTTTTAGGGCTTACCCTGTATGGATAGGTGGTGGATATAAACCCGTTATAAATAAACTAGAGGAGCCCGTTGCCACTATAGGGATGGGTAATGTGTTGCGAGGTTCTGTTCAAGTTTCTTATGCACCCCTGTCTAAATCATACAACCTGATTGAAGCAGAGTTTATGAACAGGGAAAATCAGTTTAAGAGAGATACCAGACAAATT